GTTCGGAATACACCGAAAGCCCCGCCTTGACGTAGGAGTTCGGTGAAACCGCGCTGGGAGACGCCGAAGCCGCCCGGCGTGTGCGGTTCCTACGGGAAGTACGCGATCACGTGGGCACGCCGGAATCTCGGCATCGAGGTCGGTCCGTGGCAGGAGCGGGTCATCATCGCGATGCTGCGCTACGACCGCAACGGCGACCTGGTGCACCGGATCGCGCTCCTGTCGACGGGCCGTCAGTGCGGAAAGTCGGTCATCGTCCGGGTCGTGTTCGGCTGGCTCATGGACCACGGGCGGCGGCACCGCGCGTTCAGCTCGTGGACGACGCTCCTGGCCGCGGCCCACGACGCCAAGCAGGCCCGCATCATCTACAAGGGCGTGTACCAGGACCTGTCCTCGATCCCGAGGCTCCGCGAGGCCAGCCACGGCGTCCGTAAGCACCAGACCGTGCGCCTCACCGAGCACTTCGGGATCTCCGTCGGCGGGCTGACCCTCGACACGGTCACCGGCCAGCCCGGCAGCTCGCGCGGCCTGTCGGCCGGCGGGATCGCCTTCGATGAGGTGATGACCCAGAAGGACTGGGACATGTGGGAGGCCCTGAGCCCGACCCAGTCGGCCCAGCGCAACCCGCTCATCATCCTGACGAGCACCGCGGGACTGGCCGAGAGCGTGGTCCTCCGCAGCTTCTACGACCGCCTCGTGGGCATCGCCTCGGGCGACCGCAAGCCCGATCGCACCTTCTACGGCGCGTGGTGGCAGAGCCACGACCCCGATGCGGGCCTCGACTGGAAGCAGGTCCGCCAGGCGAACCCCGCGCTCGGGGACGGGCGGCTGACCAAGCACGCCATCAAGACCGAGTACGACATCCTCCCGCCCGACTCGTGGAAGCGCGAGCGGATGAACCACTTCGTGGACCTCAAGGCCGCCGGGGCCTTCAACGCGGGCGTCTGGGGTGCCCTCCGGACGCCCGCTCCCCTCGACGGCCTCGACGGCCCCTACGTCCTCGCGGTGGACGTGCAGTCGGGCTGGCAGCGGGCCACGATCAGCGTGGCCGGGATGCGCACGGACGGGAGGGTCGGCGTCGAGGTCCTGCGCGACATCCGCGACGAGCCCGGATCCCCGGTCACCGCGGCGCGCATCATCGCCGAGCTCGAGGGCTTCCCGGGCTACGTGGCGGCGATCGTCTTCGACAGCATCTCGGGCATCGGCCCCGAGCTGCGCCGCCGGGCGCAGGAGACGGGCCTGCCCTACACCGAGCTGACCAGGGGCGACTTCGTGGCCGCCTGCATGGACGTGACCGAGATGATCCACTCGGGCAGGCTCGCGGTGGACGACCCGCTGCTCGACGCGCAGATGCCGATGGTCGCCAGGCGCAGCGTCGGCGCGGATGGGGCGTTCTGCTTCTCGCGGGGCGACAGCCTCGGCCCGATCGACGCGTTCCTGTCGATGACCTTCGCCGCCAGCACGATGGCCGGCTTCCTCGGCTTCGGGCGAGTTCTTGCATAACTATTGCGTTATGCGCATATAACGCGTACCGTGGCCTTCCGTGAGGGCCCTCGATATCCTGTTCGGCCGGCGTGATGCCGTACCGACCCCCTCGCAGATGGTCGGCTTCCCGTCCGACGGCGGTCTTGTCTCCGCCGGGGTCACCGGCACCACGGCCCTCGGGCTCTCCGCCGTCTGGCGCTGCCTGGACATCCTGAGCAACGGGGTGTCGCAGCTCGACTGGTCCGAGAAGCGCGGCACGCTGGAACTTCCCGTCTCGAGGATCGTCAAGCGGCCGCAGGCCGAGCGCACCCGCCGCGAGTGGGTGAGCATCGTCGTCAGCACGCTGGCCCTCTACGACGTGTGCTACCTGCTCAAGGTCGGCGGCGAGGACGCCGAGGGCGTCCCGATGTCGCTGGTCTACGTCCAGCCGGCCATCATCCAGCCGACCTACTACGACGTCTACAGCCTGGCCATGCCGACGCGCTACCAGATCCTCGGCCAGGACGTCGACGCCTCGCGGCTGGTGGTCCTCCACCGCAGCCCGCAGCCGGGCGTCTGGGACACGCAGGGCGGCATCATCAACCTCGCCCGGGTCAGCTTCGCCGCGGCGATCGCGGCCGAGGGCTACGCCAGCCGCTACTGGCAGGCCGGCGGTCCCGTCGACCGCGCCCTGGTCGCGGAGGGCAACATGCCCGACTCGGTCGCGCAGCAGAACTCCGAGCGCTGGGCCGAGCGGCGGGCCAAGGGCCCCGACCACGTCCCCGTGCTGACGGGCGGGATGAAGCTTGAGCAGTACGGCGTCGACCCGACCAACCAGGCCGCCGTCGAGGCCCGCCGCGAGCAGGTCGCCGACATCGGCCGCTACTTCGGGGTTCCCACCCGCATCCTCAACGCGCCGACCGGCGACACCGAGACGTACGCCACGAGCGAGTCCGGCAACCAGGACCTGGTCCGCTACACCCTGCAGAACTACATCGGGGCCATCGAGGACGGGATCAGCGACCTGCTCCCCGGCGGCCGCGTCATGCGCATGGACACTCGACGGCTCACCGCCGGCACTCAGCTCGCCCAGGCTCAGGCGTTCCAGCTCCTGACCGGCAACAAGGCGGTGGTCGACGTGGACGAGGCCAGGGAGTGGCTGGGCCTGCCACCGGTCGAGAACCCGGACGATCTCAACCCCCCGGCCCCGACCCCGGTCGTGGTCGCCTCACCAGGAGGGCGACAGGATGCCCAGCAGCAGGACTGACAAGGAAGAGCCGAAGGACCAGCGCCAGGTCGACCGCGAGGCCGAGCTGGCCCGCCAGAAGGTGGTGACCGACGCGGTCGCCAAGCACGAGCTCGAGGCCCGCAAGGAGGCCGAGGACCGGCTGACCGAGCAGAAGCGCTACGAGGCCACCGGGATCCACACGGTCGAAGGCAAGCCATGAGGACCACCGAGGCCGCAGGGCACGTTCGCCAGGCCAGCGATGACCCGCGCGTCATCGAGGGCATCGTCGTTCCCTACGGACAGGTTGCCACCAGCACCCCGATCGGTCCCGAGGCGTTCGCCCCGGGCGCCTTCCGCGAGTCGGTCGACAAGTGGATGGGCCGCGGCGACGGGGCCAAGCTTCCCTTCCGGCCCGCTCACGGTGAGCGCCCGGTCGGCTCGGTCATCGAGCTGCGCGACACCGCGCAGGGCCTCGAGTTCCGTGCTCGTATCCGTCCCGGCAGCCGCGGTGACGACTACCTCGAGGAGGTCGGAGACGGCCAGAACGGCGTCTCCGTCGAGTTCAACGCCCCGGCCTCGAGCCGGCCCAATCGCAACGGCGTGACGATCCACCGATCCGCCGCCATCTTCGGTATCGCGGGCTCCGCGGCACCGGCCTACGACGGTGCGCGGATCGCGCTCCGCGACATGGAGGACATCATGGAGACCAACCCGCCGGTCGAGCCGGAGCCCACCCCAGAGCCGGCCCCGGAGCCCTCGCGCGGCGCCGTGGCTCCGATCGACCAGGCAGCGCGCCTCCAGGCGGAGCGCGACGGCCTGTCGCAGTTCCAGTCCAGCGTGATCATCACTCGCCCCGACGCCGTCTACGGACGGAACTCCGAGGCGAACTATATGCACGACCGCTGGATCATCTCCAGCACGTCGCTGTCGGGCAACAAGGGTGAAGCTGCCGAGCGCGTCCAGAAGCACGAGCGGCATCTTGCCGATGTGGCTATCGCCATGGAACGCGATGCCGAGAGCCGCAAGTTCGACCCGGGCTACAGCGAGCGGGCCAGCGACGTGCTCAGCTCGGAGATCCCGGGCGCGTATCCCAACGACTACTTGCCGGGCCTCCTGACCCCGCGCATCCTCAAGGGCCGCCCGATGGGCTCCGCGTTCAATCGCGTGCCGATCGCCGACGCCCGGCCGCGCATCTTCCCGAAGGTCACGACCTCCGGTACGGTCGCCACCTTTGCGGAAGGCGTGGCCCCCACGGCCACCGACATCGCGACCACGGCCGTGAGCGTCACGCCGTCCGCCTACGGGACCTACACCGACGTCAGCCGGCAGGCCCTCGACGGCGGCGACCCGTCGGTCCTCTCGATCATCTTCCAGGACCTCGTGGAGGCCTACGCGCAGGCATCGGAGACGGCCATCAAGACCGCCGTCGAGGCCGGTGCCACCGCCTCGGGCGTGGCCCTCACCAAGGCGACCCCGTACCCGACCACGCAGGCCAACGTGGTCAACTACTACGCCACCCGCTTCCGCCCGGCCGAGTTCGTGTTCGTGCCGTCGGTGGCCTACTCGACGCTGCTCGCCCACGGCGACACGACGGGCCGGCCGTTCATGCCCCAGATCGGGGCCATGAACAGCGACGCGACGGTGCAGATCGGCGGCGTCGGCGGGAACATCCTCGGCGCGCAGGTGCGCCTGTCCTGGGCGTCGACCCTCGACGTCCACGTCTTCGCGGTCGCCAACGACTACGTGATCTACGAGTCGAGCATCGCCCAGTTCACCTACGACCAGGTCGTGGGTCCGCAGTCGGTCCGGGTCGGCCTGTGGGCCTACCTCGGCATCGGCACCCGCCTCGGCGGGCTGAAGGTCACCGGCGCGTAGCCACCAGCGGGTGGCGGTTCCCCTGCCGCCGCCCGCGCCTCGGAGGACTCCATGGCCATCACCGCCTATCCAGGCAACCTCGCCACGTCGCAGGCCGGCACCGGCGACAGCACCAACACGATCCAGCGCTCGGGGGAGGTCAACCTTCGCCAGATGGTCCTGCGCGTCACGACCAACGCGGGCACCACGATCACCTTCACCATCAAGGGCAGCGTCGACGGCACGACGTTCTACAACATCCCCTACAGCGTGGGCTCGGCGGTCGCCGGCGACTACACGACCGCGGCCATCACCACGACCACGGCCAAGACCGAGCTGTACTTCCTGATGACTGGCCAGCCGTGGTTGTTCCTCAAGACCAACGCCAGCGCCAACACCGGCATGACGCCGACGACGGACCTGCTATGAACCAGGGCCTGCTCGTCACCGTCCTCGTGGTCATCTTCCTGATCCTCGCCATCCTCTGGCTCGTGGGGGTCCGCGTCTCCGTTGGCTGACCAGCTCGCGACGCTCGCCCAGGTCAAGGCCCGCATCAACCCGGCGGGCGTGTCCGACACCGTCGATGACACGCTCATCACCGAGCTGATCGAGCAGGTCTCCGACTGGGTCGAGCACTTCACCGGGCGCAAGCTCGTGCCGGTCACGTCCACGACCTACGTCGTGGACACGCAGTCGGGTTACGTGCTGCGCTTCCCGATCGGCGTGCGCACCGTGTCGGCACTCGGGGTCAACACGAGCGCCCACCAGCCCGACACCGGCGGAAGCTATACCGCGGTCAGCGCGGCGAACATCCTGCTCCGCCCCACGGCCTCGGAGCTGCCCTCCGGCTGGCCGGCGACCGAGATCCGCATCAGCCGGGCGGCGACCACGGGCCCGCTGCGCTTCGCCAACATCGAGAACGGGGCCAGTGTCACCGGCACCTTCGGCTTCGCGGCTACGCCGCCCGACATCCAAGCGGTCACCATCGACGCGGTGGTGGCGGCCTACCAGTCCCGCAAGAACGGGGCCTCGGGGGTCATCGGGGCCGATGGCGATGCCATCATCCCGTGGGTCAGCTTCTTCTCGAAGGGCAGCCCGCAGCGCGCCACCCTCGAGCGCTACCGCTACGTCGGGATGGGCTAGATGCCCGCCTTCGACAGCATCAACACCGCGCTCCTGGCCCGCTTCTCCGCGGCGCAGGTCACCGCGCCCGCCGGCGGCTACGACACGATCCGCGTGGCCACCGGCGACCTGCCCGGGCAGATGACCCCGCTGCCGACCGTGCTCGTGTTCCCGACGTCGGGGATCTACGACCAGAGGATGGGCGGCAAGCGCGACAGCACCAACATGTTCACGGTCCGCTTCTACTACAACCAGACCGGCGACGCCGAGCGCGACTTCGTGGCCCTGCGCAAGTGGCTCGATGTGCTCAGCGACCAGCTCGCGGGCAGCGTCCAGCTCGGCGGGCTGACGTGGTCCTCGGGGACGCGCCAGGGCGAGGTCACGCGGGCCAAGGTGGACGACTGGAAGATCGGCGTGCTGACCTACGCCGGCGTCCAGTACTCGGGCATCGAGCTGAACGTCAGCGTCCTGGTCAACGAGACGCTCACGATGGTGGCCTGATGGCAGCGCCGATCGTCCCGGGTTTCGCGAACATCACCATCGACGCGGCGGACTTCTCGAAGGCCATCTTCGCCTTCGGCCCGCTCTACGACATCGAGGCGGCCAAGGAGATCGAGGCCGTCATGGACCAGATCGGGCTCATCGTCCAGCGCGCCGTGCGCAAGCGCGCCAAGCGCCACTACCGGAGCGGCCGCCTGGAGAAGTTCGTGAACGTGGTCGGCGTCGGGGCGGGCTGGGAGCGGACGGTCAGGGTCCACTCCGGCGGCAGCGTGGCCCACCTCGTGGCCGGTGGAGTGCGGCAGCACCGCATCCCGGGGCACCCCCGCGGACCGGAGTCGAAGGCGCTGCCCCTCTTCGTGGGCGGGAGCATCGCGGGCTTCGCCGAGTCGACCCAGCACCCGGGCTTCCGCGGTGACCCCTACTTCCACGTCGGGGCGATGAACAGCCGCCTCGCCATCAACTCCGCCCTCAAGGCGTCGGCACGCCGCCTCGCCAAGCATCTTGCGGTCCTGCTCGCCGAGTCGGCAGGCCGAGCCGAGAAAGGACCGATCTGATGCCAGGAACGCAGGTCTTCACGTACGTCAACTTCGGGAAGGAGACGGTGCGCGGCACGCCGGTCGCCCCGACGCGCCAGTTCTACGACGACGGGGTCGGCGTGCTGACCGTCGAGTCCGGGCAGAACTTCCACGAGTCGGAGAACACCGGGCGGCGCTACCGCATCCGCCGCGTCACGCGGATGACCGAGGACGTCGGCCTCAAGTTCGCCACCAGCTCGGGCGTCGCCTACGACGATCTGGTCATCCCGTTCTCGCAGATCGCCGGCGGCAAGACCGGGGTCGGCGGCGGGGCCGATAAGACCTGGACGTTCACCCCGTCGGCGACCGCGGCCAACAGCCCCGAGGCATACAGCGTCGACATCGGCGACGACACGCAGAACTGGCGCTGCCAGTACACGATGCTGAACAGCTTCAAGATCAGCGCAGGCATCGGCGACGTCACGCAGCTCGAGATGGACGGCTTCGCCCAGCGCGCGGTGAAGGTGGCCAAGGCCACGCCCGCCATCAACGCCGCCATCAAGATCCCGGGCGACCTGTGGACGATCAAGTTCGCGGCCAGCATCGCGGGCCTGGCGGGGGCTAGCATCTCCACGAACTTCCTGCAGTCCTTCGACCTCGAGGTCCAGACCGGGCTCAAGTGGCGGCACTACCTCGACGGCAACCTGTACGGGGGCCAGCACGTCGAGACGGACATCGCCGCGACCCTGGACATGACCGTCGAGAGCACGGCCCTCGCCATCAGCGAGTTCTTCGACAAGAGCCAGGCGGACACGATGAGCTTCATCCGCCTCAAGGCGACCGGCCCCACGCTCGGGGCCAGCAACTACAGCGTGCAGATCGACATGCCGGTCCTGTACGAGGTGCCGGAGATCATCAGTGGCGAGTCGGGCAGCGACGGCATCAACCTGTACAAGGTCAAGGCCCACCTCGCCGACGACACGACCAACGGCATCATCCCGGTCATCGTCAACAGCCTGGCGACGCTGCCGTGACCGCCAACGTCCGGCAGCTCAAGCGCAAGGCGGCCAGCCGGCCAGTCTCGCGCACCGTCACGGTGGCCATCGCCAAGGGCGACTTCGAGGGTTGGGAGGCGACGGCCCGGGCGGACTTCCCGGCCGGCCTCCTGGCCGACCTGCAGTCGGGCTCGATCACCCGCATCGTCGGCGTGCTCGACGCCATCGTCCTCGACCACAACATGCCCGACAAGGACGATGAGGTCGCGGCCACGATGGCCGAGGTCGACCCCTACTCGGGCCTCATGGAGGTGGCCACCGCCATCTTCGACGCGATCGCCAAACTCCCAAACCGATGAGGGTCGCCATGCTGCGTTTCCGGGAGGGCAACACGGTCAAGCTGCCCTTCCGCGTCCAGGTGCACATGGTGGCCGCCCTCTACGGCCAGTCCCCGGCAGCGGTCCGCGAGTGGCCCGCCGATGACTTCATGGACGCCCTGAACTTCCGGCTGGTGACCGATGTCCGCTAGCGTCGCCGAGCTGACCCTCATCATCAAGGCGCAGAACCTGGCCGAGACGGAGCTGGCCAAGGTCCGCGGATCCCTGAGCAAGATCACCGTGACGGCGCGCACGGTGGCGGCCGACGTGGCCAACGCCTTCAAGGACGTCGGCAAGCGCATCGGCCGCCAGCTCGGCAACCTCGCCACCGACATCCTGTCGGGCGGCAGCATCACCAACAACCTGGTCATGCTCGGGGCCACCATGGCGGGGGCGATCGTGGAGGGCCTGTCAGCGCACCTCATCCCGATGCTCCTGGCCAAGGTCGCCGCCAGCGCCACGTTCGCCCCGATCGTGGCCGCCTTCGCCGCCGGCGGGGTCACCGCCGCCACCGCCTTCGACGCTGCGGTGGCGGTCACGATGGCCGCCCTGCCGTTCGTCATCCTCGCGGCTGCTCTGGCCGCCCTAGCCTTCCTCGCGACCCATCCCGAGGCCCGCCAGAAGGCGCGCGAGGTGGCGCTCATGATCATCGGCGCGATCGGCGACGGGCTCAAGGAGCTGGGCAAGGTGATGCACGATCGCTTCATCGCGGGCTTCGGCGTGGCCGGCGCGGCCATCCGGCAGGCCATGAAGGACATCGCCAAGGACATCAGCGACACGGTCACCCGCATCATCGACATCATCCTGGCCATCCCGCGGGCCATCGACAAGGCGTTGAAGAAGCTCGACATCCTCGGGGCCGTCGGCGAGAACATCGCCCGGCAGGCCAACAAGGGGAACTTCGACCCCTACGACGATCCGAACTCGGACGTCCCATCGAACGCCGGCGGGAACTCGTTCGGCCACGCCCGCGGCGGCTGGGTCGGCCTGCACGGCCCTGAGCTCGGGATGCTCGGCGAGCGCGGCCCGGAGTACATCGTGCCCAACCACCAGCTCGGGAAGATGGGCTCCGGTGGTGGCTTCACCATCGCCGGCGTCAGCGAGCGCGAGATCGTGGAGATGGTCGACCGCGGGCTGTACTTCAAGCTGCGCCGTGCAGCGCCGGCAGGCGGGCGGCTCTGATGCCCGGCGCAGCCATCGTCGCCGCCGCCCTGACCGACCACAGCTCGCGCTACATCGGCATCTACGTCGACGGGGTCGACGTCAGCGGGGAGCCTGCTGCCAGCCCGCGCTATGCCGTCCCGGACAGCAGCATCAGCATCAACGAGATGGGCCCCGACGGCGTGAGCAGCATGGACTTCACGATCGAGTGCACGACCGCCCTGCCGATCACCGTGCTCGACGGTGCCGAGGTCCGCTTCGACTACCTCGCCCTGACGCCCTTCTACCGCTACTTCCGGGGCTGGGTCGACCACGTCGACTACGAGAACATGGACGGCGACATCGGCACCCGCTTCAAGGTCCGCTGCACGGGCATCGAGGCCGCGCTCGACTGGTGCGTCATCCCCTCCGACGTGGTCATCCCGTCCGGGACTGATCCCGGCATCGGGGTCCAGTCCCTGGTGGCGCAGGCCACGGGCAATGTCCTCGGCGTGCTCAATGCCTCGGGCTCCGGGACGGACACGAGCACGCAGGCCAGCCCGGTGTCGACCGGCACGTCGCCAACGAACTTCACGCAGAACGCCATCACGGTCAGCGCGGGCACGACCCTGCGCGAGGGCATCCGCCAGATCACCGGCCAGTCGCAGACGGGCAGCGGCTACTCCGCCACCGTCGACTTCTGGGGCGGCCTGCGCTACTACTCTACCCTCGCCGACAGCGTCACCATCACGGTCGACAACGACCCGCCGGTCAACGGCCCCGGCGAGAACACGACCTATGGCATCGACGCCAGCCAGGTCCGCCAGGTCGTGGTCAAGGGCACCGGAGTGACCGCCACGGTCAGCGACGGGACAGGCAAGCCGGGAGCGACCGCGGTCCTGGTCGACAGCACGATCACCACGCTGGCCGCCGCACAACAGGCCGGGGCGGGTTACCTGCGCCAGTACGCCAGCGCCATCCGCGGCCAGTTCACCTACACCGACTACCTCGGCGGGGTGGTCGGCATCCATGCGTTCCAGCTCTTCGCCGGTATCGCCGACGCCCGCCTCGGGCTGATCGGCACCACGCAGCAGGTCAGCGCCCTCGCCCGCTCCAACTTCCACACCGGCGGCGGCCTCAAGGAGGACGTCGTCTTCTCGTTCGGCGGCAAGCCGCCCTCCGTCACGCAGCTGACCCGGCAGCTCACCCGGACCACCCTGAGCTAGGAGAACCCAGTGGCTGAGAGTGTCGTCCAGGTCACCGAGGGCAGCGGCAAGAAGCTGCACACGAACTCGTACACGGTCGGTGCAAACACCGTCGAGGACGAGTTCACCGTCCCGGGCGAATACCCGTACGCGACCTACGTCGCCTACGCACCGGGGATCTCCGGGGCGACGGCGGCCGCCCACGGCCTGCAGCTCATGGCTGGGGCCAGCCTCAAGGTCCGCGTGCGGCGGGTCACGGTCCAGGGCATCGCCGTCCCTGCTGCCGCCAACCGCGTCGAGATCGTCCGCCTCAGCACGGCCGGGACGGGCGGCGGCGCGGTCACCAACCGGCCCTTCGACACCGCCAGCGCAGCGGTCGGCGCGACGGCCATGACCGCCCCGACGGTCAAGGGCACCGAGGTCGCGTTCCTCGCCTCGCTGGTCCCCAACCAGGTCACCGCGGTCGGCAGCACGGCCAAGTGGGAATGGGTGCAGCATCCCTACTCGCAGGCCATCGTCATCCCGGCCGGGACGGCGAACGGCATCGCCCTCAAGTTCACCGGGCTCGCGGCGACGTCCTACGATGTCGAGATCATGTTCGTGGAGACTGCGTTCTGATGACCGCCTACAGCCAGGTCCTCAAGCCGGGCGACACGCTCGACGTGGTCGTGGCGGCGGCCACGCCCCCGCCGGTCGATCCCCCGCCCGTCGAGCCACCGCCCAACAGCATCGAGGTCGTGCCCGCGCTGTGGAGCCAGAAGTACCTCGACGCGCTCAAGGACGGGACCACGGTCCTGCTCCATGGCGGCGAGTACAACACGCCGTTCCTCATCGTCCGCCGGAAGGTCACGCTGCAGAACTTCCCGGGGGAGGTCCCGGTCCTGACCTGCGGCGGCCGGCCCGACATCCTGTACCACGAGACCGACGGCGTGGTGCGCGGGCTGACGATCCGCTCGCAGAGCACGGGCTTCGATGACAGCCAGGGCGCGGCCCTGCTCGAGGTCCGCTCACCGACCGTGCCGATCGGCCTGGTCTGGTATGACAACGTGAACCTGGTCGGCACCTCGAAGATGTCGACCCGCGAGCAGTTCCTGTACATGCGCGACATGGGCCGGGCCATCGCCGAGGTCCGGGTCACCGGCGGCGACTGGGACGGGGCCGGCACGCAGGGTTACGGCACGCACCCGTACTCCGGGCCGTCGCCCAACGCGCTGACCATCGACGGCACCACGTTCCGCAACTTCCCGCGCAACGCGGCCGTCTCGAACTGGGCCGGCAAGTGCCTCTGCAAGGTCGACCACGCAACGTTCGTGAACACGGTGACCTATGCGCGGGGCCAGTACGGCCCGGTCAACGTCAGCAACAGCAAGCTCTCGGGCAACGCGATCGGCACGGTCATCGACAAGGGCGGGAACACATGACCTTCTACCAACCCCACCACGAGTTCCAGCTGGCGCGCACGAACACGCAGACCACCCGCCGCTCGGGCTGCACCTGGACGAGCGGGGCGACCGGGGCCGACGCGGCGACCGGCGGGCACAAGGACCGCAGCCCCGACTACGTCAAGAGCATGGTCAAGGCCAGCGAGGAGACGAACCCGGGCACGCCGGGCTGGTCCCTGCCGGACCTCGCCCTCGCGATGAAGCGCCTCGGGGTCGGCTTCGAGGTCCGCTCGGGGCGCGGCTGGCCGGCCGTGGTCGACGCCCACCGGGCCGGGCTGTACATCGTCCTGCAGGGCGACAGCGACCAGTTCGGCAACCACACCTGCTCGGGCGCCTTCGACGGCCTGCACGCGGTCGGCATCCGTCCCGGCTCCGGGCCCAACGGCTGGTGGCCGCTCGATGACCCGATCTGCCCGGCCCTGCGCTACGAGGCGTCGGCGGTCCTCGCCAACTACGCCCGCAAGCTGGCCACGGACGTGTTCTTCGGGGTGTTCACGACGAAGGTGCCGCCGGCATCGGAGAACTGGTCGGCCAGCGTCAGCCCCATCCCGCCGGCCCACGAGCGGCGCTTCTTCACCTACACCGTGCGCAACGCGCACCAGAAGCCGCTGCTCATCGAGACCCGCCAGACCAACGTCACCCGCGGCTTCACGGCGACCTGCTCGGCACCCGTCCATGCCGTCGCCGGGAGCTTCGACGGGAAGGCACCGGCCGCCCTCGTGCGGCTCACGTCAGGAGCGCGCAAAGGCCAGTACATCGACGGCAGGTTCGCCGTGGATACTTGACCGGGAGCGCGCCCATGGACGACCCTCAGAGCGTGTACGACCGACGACGGGCGGACCTCCTGCTGGACAAGCG